GGACGGCGACGGTTCCGGCGTCTTCGCCCAACGCTTCGACGCCGCGGGCGCGACCCAGGGCTTCGCGTTCCAGGTCAACAGCTTCACGACGAACCATCAATCCAAACCAGCCGTGGCCATGGATGCCAATGGCGATTTCGTCGTGGCGTGGAGGAGTACCGGCCAGGACGGCGACAGTTACGGCGTCTTCGCCCAACGCTTCGATGTCGCGGGCGTGGCCCAGGGCCCCGAGTTCCAGGTCAACAGCTACACGGCCGGCAAACAGATGTCGGCGGCGGTGGCCATGGATGCCCACGGCGACTTCGTCGTGGCGTGGTCGAGCTACGGCCAGGACGGCGACGGTACCGGAGTCTTCGCCCGGCGCTATGACGCCGCGGGCGTGGCGCAGGGGCCCGAGTTCCAGGTCAACAGCTTCACCACGAGCAGTCAAGGGGCCCCGGCCCTGGCCATGGATGCCAAGGGCGACTTCGCCGTTGCCTGGGCGAGTTCCGCGCAGGACGGCAGCGACTTCGGCGTCTTCGCCCAGCGCTTCGATGCCGTGGGCGTGGCCCAGGGCCCCGAGTTCCAGGTCAACAGCTACACCAGCAGCGGTCAGTTCGAGCCGGCGGTGGGCTTGGACGCCGATGGCGATTTCGTCGTGGCCTGGACGAGCGCCGGCCAGGACGGCGACGGCTGGGGTGTCTTCGCCCAGCGCTTCGACGCCGCGGGCGTGGCCGAGGGGCGGGAGTTCCAGGTGAACACCGTCACTGCGGGCACTCAAATCCGTCCGACCGTGGCGATGGACGCCAGCGGCGACTTCATCGTGGCTTGGATGAGCACCGGCATCTTCGCCCGGCGCTACGACGCCAAGGGCGTGCCCCGGGGCCCGCAGTTCCAGGTGGGTGGCGATACCCCTTCGTCCCATTGGTACCCTGCCGCGGCCATGGACGCCGACGGCGATTCCGTCGTGGCATGGGCGAGCTCTGGCGACGCCGACGGTCACGGCGCCGGCATCTTCGCCCAGCGCTTCGACGGGGTGGGGCGGGTCGTGGGCGACTTCGACGGCGACGGCAACGCGGACCTGCTGTGGCACAACGCGACGACCGGCACCGCCGTCGTCTGGCTGATGGACGGCGAGACCAGGCTCGCCGCGGGCTCGATCGGCGCCGTGCCGACCGTTTGGGAGATCTCCGGCACCGGCGACTTCAACGGCGACGGCATGGCGGACATCCTCTGGCGCAACACGGGCAATGGCAGCACGGTCGTCTGGCAGATGAACGGACTCCAGAAGGCGGCCTGGAGCTCGATCGGCGCCCCGCCCTTGACCTGGGTCATCGAGCAGATCCGCGACACTAACGGCGACGGCCTGTCCGACATCCTGTGGCGCAACACCGGGTCTGGCGCCACGGTGGTCTGGCGCATGAACGGCTTTACCAAGGTGACCGTGGGCGGCACCGGCAGCGTCGACTCCGCCTGGCAGGTGCCCTAGGCGCCGGGCAATTCATCGGGCGTTTGTTGGCGACCTGCCGTCGCCGCGCCGCGCGCGCGAGCGCTCCGCAAGCGACGCGGTGTCGATTTTTCTTGACAATAGTCATTGAATAGGATATAAACCGCATACTCGAAGATTTGGGAGAGCAGCCCGCCGGCCCGGCCGCGCGGGCTTTTTGCCGTCCGAGGGACGCCGTTCACATCCGGGGAAACGCCATGACCGAGGCCGAGACCATCACGCAAGGGCAGCGCGAGACCTTCATCGCGACGCTCGCCGACACGCGCAACGTCACCGTGGCCGCGCAGGAGGCCGGCATCGCGCGGCGCGCGGCCTTTGCCCTGCGCACGCGCGACGCCGACTTCGCCGCCGACTGGCAGGACGCCGAGGATGCGGCCAGCGACCTGCTGGAGCACGAGGCGCGCCAGCGCGCGATGAAGGGCATCGAGGAGCCGGTCTATTACCATGGCAAGAAGGTCGGCGAGGTGCGCCGCTACTCCGAGACCCTGCTGCTCATGTTCCTCAAGGCCGAGCGGCCGGAGAAGTTCGCGGAGAAGGGCGCGGCTGCCTCTACCGCCAAGGCGACGGGCCAGGCGGCGGGCGGGGTCTTGGTGGTGCCCGGAAAGTTGGACCCGAAGACCTGGACCAAGCAGGCGAAGAAGTACCAGAAACAATTGGCCAACGGTGGCGGAACCTGATGCGGGCGGCTTCGCCTGGCAGCCGCACGGCAGCCAGATCCACTTTCTGGCGTGCCCCACTTTCGAATGCCTCTATCACGGCACGCGCGGGCCGGGCAAAACCGAGGCGCTGTTGATGGACTTCGCGCAGCACGCGGGCCTTGGCTTCGGGACCGCTTGGCGCGGCGTGCTGTTCCGGCAGAGCTATCCGCAGCTCGAGGAGGTGCGGGTCAAGGCCAGGCGCTGGTTTCCGATCTTCTTTCCGGAGGCCCGGTGGAATGCCGGCCAGTCCAAGTGGAGCTTCCCCGAGGGCGAGGAGCTGCTGCTACGCCACATGGCACGGCCCGAGGACTATTACGGCTACCACGGCCACGAGTATCCCTGGATCGGCTGGGACGAGCTGACGAATTGGCCGACGCCGGACTGCTACGAGACCATGATGACTTGTTGCCGCTCGTCCAATGCCCAGGTGCCGCGCTCCGTACGCGCGACCTGCAACCCCTATGGGCCGGGGCACAACTGGGTCAAGGCGCGCTTCATAGATCCGGCCCCGGCCGGCGAGCCCTTCGACGAGGGCGGCCGTACGCGGGTGCATCTTTTCGGGGCGATCCGCGAGAACGAGATCCTGCTGGACGCGGACCCCGACTACCTCAAGACGCTCGAGTCCGATACCAACGCGCACCGGCGCAAGGCCTGGCTCGAGGGCTCGTGGGACATCGTCGCCGGCGGCCTGTTCGACGACCTCTGGGACCCGCGGGTCCACGTGGTCGAGGCCTTTGCGGTGCCCGAGAGCTGGCGGGTCGACCGGGCGTTGGACTGGGGCTCGACGCACCCCTTTTCGGTCGGCTGGTGGGCCGAGAGCGACGGCACGGACTTCGTCGATGGGTCGGGCGCCACGCGGCCGAGCCTGCGCGGCGACCTCTACCGCATCGCCGAGTGGTATGGCTGCACAAGCAAGCCGAACGAGGGCCTGAAGCTGACGGCACGCAAGGTGGCACTGGGCATCCTGGAGCGGGAGCGCGACCTCGGCTACGACGTGCGCCCCGGCCCGGCCGACAGCCACATCTTCTCCGACGCCAAGATCGGCCGGGACATTGCCGGGGACATGGCCGCGGCCGGCGTGAGCTGGACCAGGGCGGACAAGGGCTCCGGCAGCCGGCGCCTCGGCGCCGAGCGCCTGCGCGCGCTGCTGGCCGGCGCGTTGCCGCGGTCCGACGGCCCGCGCGAGCAGCCGGGCCTCTTCGTCTTCGCCGATTGCCGCCACTTCATCCGCACGGTCCCCGTGCTGCCGCGCGGCACCAAGGACCCCGACGACGCCGACCCCAACGCCGAAGACCACGTCTACGACGAGACCCGCTACCGGATCATGGCCAGGCAGGGGCTCGGCGGGGAGAAGCGGCTAGGCGGCTTTTACTGATCCGAACAGGATTGAACCACAGAGGCACAGAGAAACAAAGAAACGCACCACAACCTCCCTTCGCCCGCCGAAGCGGGCTTCGCGAAGGCGGGAGGCACGAAGACACCAAGAAACAGAAAACTTTGTTGCGCGCGTAGCGCGCTGACCAACCGGGTTTTGTGCCTTCGTGTCTTAGTGCCTTCGTGGTTCAGAAGTTGGTTCTCTGCGTCTCTGTGTCTCTGTGGTGATCCTTGTCGGTTTCTGTTTTCTCCATCGGAGCATCGCCTATGGACATCACCCAAAGGCACCCAGACTACGACGCCTTCGCCCCGCTCTGGCAGCGGGTGCGCGATGCGCTGGCGGGCGGCGACGCGGTCAAGGCGCGGGCGACCGCGTATTTGCCGCGGCCCGAGGGGCAGGACGCGGCGGCTTACGGCGCCTACAAGGCGCGGGCGCGCTGGGTCGACGTGCCGGAGCGCACGCGCCGCGGCCTGCTGGGCGCAGTCTTCCGGCGGGAGCCGGTCGTCGCGGGGCCGGCGCGCCTGCTCGCCGGGCTCGACGGCCTTGCCACGAAAGGCCTGCCGTTCCGGGTCTTCGTCCAACAGGTGGCCGGCGAGGTGCTGGCGCTCGGGCGCACTGGGATTCTCGTCGACATGCCGGGCGACCGGCCGGCCGGCGCGCTGCCGCTCTGGGCCGGATATGCGGCGGAACGGATCGAGGACTGGGACCGCGAAAGGATCGACGGCCGCTTCGTCACCGCGCGGGTCAAGCTGGCCGAGCCGGGCACCACGGCCTCGGAGGCCGAGACGCAATACCGCGAGCTGCTGCTGGTCGACGGGCTCTACGAGGTGCGGATCTGGCGGACCGGCGGCGCGCGCGACGGCAAGTGGCGGGTCGCGGAGGTGCACCGGCCGACCCGAAACGGCAGGCGGCTCGACGTCATCCCCTTCGTGTTCCTGGGGGTCGACGACCTGGACCCGGACGTCGAGAAACCGCCGCTCCTGGGCCTGGTGGACGAGACCATCGGGCATTACCAGCTCTCGGCCGACTACCGCCAGTCGCTCTTTCTGACCGCCCAGCCGACGCCCTGGCTGACCGGCTTCGCCGAGGAGGAGATGCCGAGCCGCATCGGTTCCGGAGCGCTCTGGGCGTCTTCGAATCCGGAGGCGCGGGTCGGCATGCTCGAGTTCCAGGGCGCCGGGATCGAGGCGATCCGCCAGGCGATGCTCGACAGCGAGGCGCGCATGGTGCTTTTGGGCGCGCGCTTCTTCGAGCGCCAGAAGCGCGCCGCCGAGACCGCCGAGGCGACCCGCCTGCGCTTCTCCGCCGACGGCGCGACCCTGACGACGATTGCCCAGACCCTGGGCGACGGCCTCGCGAAGGCGCTCCGCTGGACCGCCGAGTGGGCCGGGCTGGACTCGTCCGCCGTGTCGCTCGCGCTCAACAAGGACTTCCTGCCCGAGGCGCTCTCGGCCGACGACCTGCGCGCCCGCCTGCAGCTCTGGCAGTCCGGCGCCATCGCCTTTGACGACCTGGTCGCCGAGCTGAAACGCGGCGAGGTGGTGGATGCGGACCGCAGCGCGGCGGAGATCCAGGCGGAACGGGAAGGGGAGCCGAGCACACCCCAATAAGCGACTAAAAGCGGCGACACGGTGCTAGACTGGCTCCATGGCACGGCTCAGGGTCATTGAGGGCGACGGCGCCGAGCGAAGCGAGACCATCTGGCCGGGGCGCTGGATTTGCCCCAAATGCACCGGCCACCAGGGCCGCGTGGCCTCGACGCTGCTGATGCGGGTCGAGGTCGAGGGAGACTGGATGCGCGTCTGCGCGCGCTGCCTGGCGCGCGGCGAGTGGACCCTGGTCGGCGACTGACGCCGCGTTGAAGCGCCGCCTGCTGTCGATGCCTCATAGCAAAAAATAAGCCAATGGCCTATATAAGCCATTGACTTATATGCGCCATTGACTTATATGCGCCATTGGCATATATTCCATTCATGCCGCGTCGTGCCTTGCACACGGTCGTCGAAACCCCGGAGTTTAGACGCCGTGTAGAGGGGCTGCTGACGGAAGAGGAGCATAAGGCGCTCGTCGATCATTTTGCAGCTAACCCCGACGCGGGAGACGTCATGCCGGGAACCGGTGGTGCCCGGAAGGCCCGTTGGGCGGCCCGTTGGGCGGCCGGAGGGAAGGGAAAGAGCGGCGGCGTCCGCGTGATCTCGTTCTACAGCGGGCCACCCGTGCCGGTGTTCCTGCTGACGGTTTTCGGCAAGGGTGAGAAGGTCGATTTGACCAAGCGCGAACGGAACGAGCTACGGAGGGTGCTGGGCCAGTTGGTGGCGGAGTACCGAAAAGGAGCAAGACGGCATGTCCAAGGCCGGTGAGAGCATTCTTCGCGGCGCGCGCGAGGCGCTGGACTACGCGCGGGGCGAGCGCGAGGGCTTTGTCGCGCACGTGCCGGAGCGGCTGGACGTGAAGGCGATCCGGCAAGGCACAGGCCTGTCGCAAGTGAAGTTCGCCGCCCAGTTCGGGTTCTCGGTGGACGCCGTGCGGAACTGGGAGCAGGGCCGACGCCAGCCCGACGTGGCCGCCCGCGCCTTCCTGATGGTCATCGAGCGCGAACCGGACGCCGTCCGGCGAGCCCTTTCCGCCAATGCCTCGGGACGTGCCCGGAGCGCTTGAGGCGATCACAGCCGCGGTGACCACATCGCCATGAAGCCGCCTTCGGGCGGCTTTTTCCATGTCCGGGCGGGAGGCCCTGCTCCGGGTATGTCGCAACGCCAGTGGGCGGGCGCATCTATCCAGCCAGGAGGTATCGATGGCCAAAGACACGACGGCCGCCCAGGGGGGCGGCGACGAGAGCGGCGCGCTCGATCCGGAGGCGCCGGAGGTCAAGACGCTGATCGACGTGGCGGTCGCGCGCGCGGTCGCGGGCCTAGAGCAGACGAATGCCGCGCTGAAGGACGAGAGGCAGCGGCTCGAGACGCTGGTGAAGGGGCGCGACGAGCAGCTCGCGCGCCTGGCGATCGACGACGCGGTCCGCGACGCGGCCAGCCGCGTGGGCCTGGTGCCGGCTGCTGTCGACGACGCGCTCGGCCGCGGGCGCCGGGTATTTACGCTGGACGAGGCGGGCACCCCGGTTGCGCGCGACGCCGAGGGCGCTGTGATCCCGGGCGCGGACGGCGAGCGCCCCATGACCCCGGCCGAATGGCTCGAGAGCATGAAGGAGTCCGCGCCACATTGGTGGCCACCCTCCAGCGGCGCGGGCGCCCCGGGCGCCGGCGCGCGCGGTACCGAAGGCGCGCTGACCTACGAGCAGGCCGGCGAGCTCTCGCCCGAACACTACGCCCGGCTGCGCCGGAGCCGCCGCATTACCTAATGCGGCGCTCAGAGGACAGAAGACAGGGATGAGGGATCAGAACAGAACCAACCAATCCCTGATCCCTGATCCCTGGCCTCTGTTTTCTGACCCCTTGGAAGAGAGGACCCCGAGACATGGCAAACACGATCCTGACCCCGAGCGTGATCGCGCGGGAGGCCTTGATGCTGCTCGAGAGCAACATGGTCTTCGGCAACCTGGTGTTCCGCGGCCATCAGGCCGAGTTCGCCGGCGCCAAGGCCGGCGACACGATCCAGGTGCGCGGCCCCGCGACCTTCACGGCGGACGAGTACGACGGCGCGGTCCTGACCATCCAGGACGCCACCGAATCGAGCGTGCCGGTGACGCTGGAGAAGCACTTCGACGTGTCCTTCAAGGTCAGCGACCGGGAGATGACCCTGTCGATCGAGGACTTCGGACAGCAGCTGCTCAACCCCGCCATGGTGGCGATCGCCGAGGCGGTCGACGGCTACGTCGCCTCCAAGTACGCCGAGGTCTACCAGACGGTCGGCACGGCCGGCGCGCCGCCCTCGACCCTGGCCCAGGTCGCGGCGATCGACCAGGCGCTCAACGAGGCGCGGGTGCCGCTGGGCGGCCGGGTCACCGTGATGAACCCCCAGGCCAAGGCCGACCTCTTCGCGATTCCCTCCTTCGCCGAGGCGGACAAGCGCGGCGACGACGGCACGGCGCTGCGCGAGGCCTCGATGGGCCGCTTCATGGGCTTCGACCACTTCATGAACCAGAACGTCAAGAGCCACACGGCGGGCTCTCTCACGGGCACCATCGCCGTGTCGGGCGCGCACGCGTCGGGCGTCAAGTCGGTCACCCTGGCGACCGACGCGGGCGAGGCGATCGACCTGGTCGCGGGCGACATAGTCACCTTCGCAGGCGATCCGCAGAGCTACGTGGTTGGCGCGGCCGTGAGCGTCGGCGCGTCTTCGTCCGGGGCCGTGGTGATCGAGCCGGCCTTGAAACTGGCGCTGGCCGGCGGCGAGGCCGTCAGCCTGGCGCTCGGCGACCACGTTGCCAATTTGGCCTTCCACCCCAACGCCATCGTGCTGGCGGCGGTGCCGCTGGCCCTGCCGCAGGGCGCGGGCCGGGCCGAGTTCGTGCAGAGCCGCGGCCTCGGCATCCGGGTGGTCTGGGACTACGACAAGGACGCCAAGTCCGACGTCATCTCGCTCGACATCCTGGCCGGCGCCAAGGTCCAGGACCCGCGGCTGATCACTCGGGTGCTCGGCTGACCCAGAAGACAGACGACAGATGACAGACGACAG